TAATTGTGTTATAACTATATTATGAAAAATGAATTTCTCTGGGTTGAAAAATACAGACCAAAAACAATCAAGGAATGCATCCTTCCCGATTCTCACAAGCGAGTCTTTCAAAAGATCGTTGACTCGGGTAAAATGCATAATATGCTTCTGACTGGTACTGCCGGTCTTGGTAAAACTACAGTCGCTCGAGCTCTCTGTAATGAGTTGAACCTTGAGTATCTTCTTATCAACTCTTCCGAGGAATCTGGTATTGATGTTCTTCGTTCGAAGATTCGACAATTCGCTTCTTCGGTATCATTGATGGGTAATGACTATAAGGTTGTGATTCTTGACGAGGCGGATTATCTCAATGCTCAGTCAACGCAACCCGCTCTTCGTGGTTTCATCGAGGAGTTCAGTAACAATTGTCGATTCATTCTTACGTGTAACTTTAAGAATCGTATTATCGAACCTCTTCATTCTCGGTGTACGGTTGTGGAGTTCAACACAAATAAGAAACAACTTGCCGAACTATCAGCAGGTTTTATGAAAAGATTGCAGTTGATCCTTGATGCCGAAAACGTCAAGTTCAATAATAAGATTCTTGTCGATTTGATTATGCGTTTCGCTCCGGATTGGCGAAGAGTTCTTAATGAGTGTCAACGTTACAGTTCTTCTGGTGAAATCACAGCCGATGTTCTGATTGGAATGTCCGATCAAAATGTCGCCGAACTCGTAAGTTATCTCAAAACAAAGGACTTCAAAAAGATGCGTAGTTGGGTCACAAACAACATCGATGTGGACTCTTCGGTTGTGTTTCGAAAGATTTATGATACTCTTTACGAGTTTGCACAACCACAATCGATTCCAAGTGTCATTATGACTCTTGGGGAGTATCAGTATCGTGCCGCGTTTGTTGCAGACCAAGAGATCAATACGGTTGCGTGTCTTACCGAAATCATGGCGTCTTCACAATGGAAGTAACGATAAAAGTTGTCACATGGAGAGTTCTTTCGGTACTTCTTTGTACATTGATGGGAAGAATCTGGTTTGGAGATTGGCATGTCACTGTCTTTGGAATCTTCATCTCAATCGTAATGATGTTCGTTCACTATGGGTTTGAAAAGGTATGGCCGACAAACTAACACCATTTACTTTCATCAATTCGATCAACGAAGGTCGTCGTGGTAAGAATCTTCTTAAAGATTGTAAGGCGGATTCGTCTACTGATCCAAACGATCCTTCTTCACCGGATAAGAGCTATGTTCCGTTTATCATCAATCGTGGTTTCTCCTATTTCTCCGATACAGTTCTCTTTGCAAATGAGATGAATCGTTTGTCGAATCTTCCGCATCGTATGCAGTATGACTTTCTCCGTAATGCAGTCAATCCAAGAAAGCGATTCTCCAAGTGGGCAAAGAAGAGAAGTGCCGAAGATGATGTAAAGTTGATTCAAAGTAAGTATAATTACTCACGTTCTAAGGCAGAATCGGTTTATCCTCTTTTTTCTGACGAAGAACTAGTCAAATTACGTAAATCAATGGATACCGGAGGTTTTCAAAGGTGAGTATATTATAAATATCTCTATGAATAATTTTATAGATGATTGGACACCAACAGATATGTTGGAAGTGACTCTGAACGAACCTGATGATTTTCTGAAGATAAAGGAAACTCTTACTCGGATTGGAGTTTCTTCCAAGAAGTTACCTAACACTCTTTTTCAGAGCTGTCATATTCTTCATAAACAGGGAAGATATTTCATCGTACATTTCAAGGAACTTTTTCTTTTGGATGGAAAGAACGCAAGTCTCACCGAGAACGACATCGAACGACGAAACACGATCACAACACTTCTCTCGGATTGGGGACTTCTTAACATCGTAAACGAGGCGGCCGCTCAACCACAAACAGATCTTCGACTGATTAAAATTATTTCACATAGAGACAAAGCACAATGGGATTTACAACCAAAATATTCAATTGGGAATGTCAAAAGAGTAGACACCCGATCAGATGTCAATCTTAAATGATATACGAACGGGTATATATATAAATACACATTAAATTTAATAAATGTATGTGTGTCATTGCTATCAAATACTTCGATGATATAGGCTGGGTAGGTGCTAAAAACCGAGACAGAAACTACTTACCGACAATCAATATCATACAGTCTAATCGCAAGGGAACGCAGCGTTTATACATTGACGACGAACTTACACGATACACTGAAGGTCTAAACGAATATGGTTTATGTATCTTATCTTCTGCGTTATCTGTAAAGGATGATGAAAAAGAAGGTGATAAGATTAATCCAAGGAAATTAAGAGGCAATCGGCCTGATGGATATATGTCGCCAGATGGCAAGACAATCAGAGACGCATTGTTAGAAAAGAATCCAATTGATGCTGTTGAATTGATTGTCGATAGAGAACTATCTGGTGCAACTGTAGTATTCAATCAAAAAGAATGCTATATCATTGAAGGTGGATTTAACATAAGAAAGGACGATGCTGATAAAGACAATCCTAGAAAGTACGTCCACCAAGTAAAGAAGATCGAAGCGAAGGATGGCACCTTTTTGGTAAGAGCCAATCACGGTATCTATATTCCGGAACTTGGTTATCAAAATGATTCAGAGAATTTGGATAAACAAAAGGCCCGAGATTCTTCTGAAAGCAGATATGCGATTGCTAGTGTTGGTGTTAAGCAGTGTACTGATCCAATGGAAATGATGAATGCGATTTCGAATTCTCCAAAGAAGGATAAGTTTATGAATCCCGTTCGTTTGGGTAATGTTGAAAAAGGAGATATGGTAACGACAGGCCAGTTGATGCTTTCCCCAAAAGATAGAACTATGCATTATAGACCGATTTACTCTCAGATAAATGTAAGGTATAATAAGATAAACAATCCAGAAGCAAAAACATTCTTTGAGATTGTATCCTCAAAGAAGTTGCTGGGTTTTAGGGAGTGGGTTCAATCTTAATTGATTATTTTTATAATGCATGAGTTGAGAAAGTATAAATACATAATGAATTTCAAACCACACGCCGTGGTTTCGAATGAGACGCCGAAAGGGTCTTACAAATAAAACCTGCCTAATGGAGGAAAATAAACATGACAACGACAACAACCTGGCCTCGTTCGGCCTTTATTGGTTTCGACCGAGTATTCGAAGAACTTGAGCGTGCCCGCAATGGCAACTCAACTTACACAAACAACGCATATCCACCACATAATGTCATTCGTATTGATGATGACAATTATGAGATCGAACTGGCAGTAGCCGGATTCGATGAATCTGATCTTGAAGTTTCCTATAAGGATAACGTTCTTACTGTAGAAGGAAATAAAGATTCAAGAGAACAAGCGGAATATGTCCATCAGGGCATCTCAAATCGTAAGTTCACAAAGACCTTTAACCTCTCTGAACATATCGAGATTCGTGGAGCCGATCTAGTCAATGGTATCCTGAGTGTCCGTTTGGAGAGAGTTATACCTGAAGATCAGAAGCCTCAAATCATTAAAATTGGTTCGACAAAAAGGCGCTTCCTTCGGGATTAAAGACAACTCTAACCCCCGGCTTAAATAGTCGATAGGGTGAGGGGATTAATCCCCTTGCCCTTTATTTTTTTCTTTACAAAATGTCTGATTTGATGTAGTATTCATCTATGATTTCTAATGGTTTCTATACAAGCGTAGATCGCTTTGGCAACTCTCTTCTTTATCGTGGTTATGACGATGAAGGTAAAAAGATTCTCAAGAGAGTCAAATACCAACCAAGACTTTTTCTTCCGTCTAAAAAACCCAAGACCGAATGGACTGCTCTTGACGGAACTCCGGTTGAGTCTATCTCATTTGATTCGATGTCCGAGGTTCGTGAGTTTGAAAGGACTTACAACAGCGTCGATGACTTTCAACTTTACGGAAACACTCGTCACGTTCCGGCGTTCATTCAGTCGGTCTTTCCAAACGAGATTCGTTACAATCGTAAGATGGTTGACACGGCTTCAATCGATATTGAGACTTCGTATGGTGATGGATTTCCGGATGTTCACAATCCCACAAACCAGATTCTTACGATTGCCTTCAAGAGTTCAAAGGATAAAACCTATCGAGTGTGGGGTCTCAACAGCTATGATACTGACAAGTCTCAACTAGACCTTGACATTGAGTATCGCCAGTTCATCAACGAGTCTTCTATGTTGGAGGCGTTCATTCAGTTCTGGGCAAATCCCGAGAACACTCCGGACATCATCACAGGTTGGAATACTCGACTCTTCGATATTCCTTACATGGTTGCTCGTATGCGTTATCTTTTGGGAGAGACCAAAACAAATCTTCTTTCGCCTTGGAAAAAGATCGATCAAAGAGAGATCGTCATTCAAGGTAGAGATCACACCATCTTTGAGATCAAAGGAATTCAACACTTGGATTACATGGATCTCTTCAAGAAGTTCACGCTCAACACCTATGGCAATCAAGAGTCCTACTCTTTGAATCACATTGCGAATCTTGTTCTGGGTGAGAAGAAGTTGGACTACTCCGAAGTCGGTTCTCTTCGAGATCTTTACGATGCGAATTATCAGTTGTTCGTTGATTACAATATCAAGGACGTTGAACTCATCGAAAGAATGGAAGACAAGTTGGGGTTGATTACTTTGGTTCTGACTATGGCGTATCTCGGAGGAGTCAACTATTCGGATACTCTGGGAACAACTGCGATCTGGGATTCGATCATCTTTCGCCGTCTGGCTCGAAACAAGGTTGCGATCATGCCATCCAACAATTCCAAGTCCACAAAGTTTCCGGGCGGATACGTCAAAGATCCTCAAGTGGGAATGCATGATTGGGTGATGTCTTTCGACCTCAACTCTCTGTATCCTAATCTGATTATTCAGTACAACATGTCTCCGGAGACTTTGGTTCGTCAGTCTTGTGTTTCAAATCTCACTCCGGACAAGATTCTCTCCGAAGAAAAGATCGATGTTCCAAACGACAATCTTGCGGTTGCCTGTAATGGCGCCACATTTCGTCGCGACAAGAAGGGAATCATTCCGGAGATCGTCGAGGAGCTCTATTCTCGTCGTGTGACAATCAAAAAGGAGATGTTGGAGGAGAAGACAAAACTTGAGACTCTTTCAAGGTCAAATTCTGCCGAGTATTTTCGAACACAATCAAATGTCGCTCGTCTGGAGACTCTTCAAGTCGCGATCAAGATTCTTCTCAACTCACTCTATGGTGCTTTGGGGAATCAATACTTTCGATATTTCGATCTTCAGGTTGCGTCAGCGGTCACTCTTTCCGGTCAAACGGTTATTCGTTGGGGTGAGAAGACTGTCAACGATTACCTGTCCAAAGTTCTGGGTGATGACAAAGATCGAGTGGTTGCGATTGACACGGATTCTCTTTACATCAATGTCAATGATCTGATCGAGAAGGTAAAACCCGAGAATCCAGTTGAGTTCCTTGACAAGTTCGGTTCGGAAGTTATTGAACCTTTGCTTGAAAAGTCCTTTGGTCGTTTTGCGGAAATGACAAATGCCTACTCAAATCGAATGGTCATGAAACGCGAGGCGATTGCGGATCGTGGAATCTGGACTGCAAAGAAGAGATACATTTTGAATGTCCACAACAACGAGGGTGTTCAGTATGCAAAGCCAAAGATCAAGATGATGGGCATCGAGGCTGTCAAGTCTTCGACTCCACAGGTTTGTCGTGATGCGATGAATGAGATGTTCAAGATCATTGTGACGGGCGACGAGAAGAAAACTCAGAATGCGATTGAGATGTTTCG